AATAGTATGAGTGCAAACTATACACAAGAGCAAGTAACCCATATGGTAGAGGCATACACAGCAAACCCAGAAAGAGCAACAGTAGATATGTTAGCTGAAGATTTGAATAAGAGTGTAAAATCTATCATAGGTAAACTAAGTAGAGAGGGAGTCTATGAAAAGACTGTCTATAAAACAAAGACAGGTGAAGACCCTGTGACAAAAAAGGAGTTAGTAGTAGAACTATCAAATCTATTGGGACTGAAGTATGAAAGTCTGGCAGGATTAGAGAAGTCTCCGAAAGCAGATTTAAAAGTATTAGTAGAAAATCTAAGGGAGGAATATGATGATGAGATATGCTAAAGTACTACCAAACAACGAAAAACTAAGGGAGATTATTAACAAGTATGGACAATACTTTGAAGTAGTAAATGAACCAAGAGTTCTACCCCAGCTGAAGAATCAAATGGCGATCACTCTGAGAGACCCAGACTTCACATTCACAACAGAGGTTCGTAACATACGAATCGTTCAACCAGACTAAAACCTACAGCGGGTGCTCTACGGAGCATCCAAGCCTGCAACGGGTGTATAACGAGTCTAAGATAATTTTCAAAAACTTCATACTTAATCGTATTAATTTCTTATGGTCAAATAACCCTTTAAAAAAATTTGAGTTGGCAAAAGTTTGTCAAATATTTGATACAGCTTTAGTTAAGTTAAGGAATGATTGGAAAGACCCCGAATGGGGTTGTTTAGATTGTTTAGATATCATGGTTTCATCTTGGTTATGATGATTGACACATAATATCGTAGTCTCTCTCGTTAAATCATAAAAATCACAAGGTGTTCTCTTACGCTTATGCGACGAGAACAATTGAAATGTAATTTCATGATAAACGAGATTACGAGGGAATGATAATTGGTGAATTGTCATATCAACCTCATTAACTTTAATATAAATATTATATCACGATTTTAACAAAAATGCAACATTTGTTTTTCGTAGGGGTATGAATATGTTTATTCTTTTGCGTCTTCTTGATATAAAAATATTTTTTATCTTCTTTTCGTGGTAGTCTTTTTATTTAGTCGAACATTGTTTTTTATTACCAGAAAAAGACTCTCTTTTGAAACTGCTTTCATGAAAAATCTTTGAGTTGTATGCCTAAAGCGTATACCGTTGGTAGTCGTGTTGGTGGGAAGTTGTAAAGTGAAGTATGAAAACGAGTAGTGGTTCTAAATTAGTAAAAAATCTATCTTTTGAAGTTGGGTCGTTTTTCAGTGAATTTGCGAAACTCATTGGTGAGCTTCTGTTGTCGCTTGATGGCTTGTGCCTTTGCTTTCTTTCGCTTTTCGGTGGGTTTTTCGTAGTGTTGAAGTTCTCTTACTCTATCTTTGAATCCGTCATTCTCCATCTTGCGACGAAGAATACGAATTGCTTTTTCTGGTGACATTCCTTTACAGTTTACTTTCATTTTAGTCCTTGCGCTCTTGTGAGTCGAATCAGGTCATTCGCAATATTACATTGATTGTCAACCGTTGCACGTACGAATTTATTAACCCATGCCATGTCGAATACAAAGTCCTGATTTTCTGTGTTCAGTCCTTGCTTATTGCACTCCAATACTATTGCTTTCATTATGTTCTCTGATATTTCCTCTGATTTTCTCATTCTCGGGAAATCAATTACTTTGTCCATCGTTTCTCCTCTGAAATGTCCACCCTCTTTTACGAAGGTAATTAACTTGTGATGTTATTGCTCCTTGCGATCTTGCCATCTTTATAGAAAGTTCAGCAAGTGGAATTGTGTTGTACAAATCCTTTAGCTTCTGTTTCTCTTTCGTTGTCCAAGTTCCTCGTCTCAATAACATATTAGTATTATATCAAAATTTTAAGCAAGTGTCAAGTACTATTTTTAAGTTGCTTGAAAAATAGTACTTGACTTATGGTTAGAAATCCGTTATAATATGTACAGGAGAAAAAATTATGACAGAAATAGATATAATGTACTTAGTGGTACTATTAGCGAGTATAAATATTAGCTATATGGTAGGTAAGAAAATAGGAATTGAAAACACAATTAATTACTTAGAGCAGGAGGGTATATTGGAGTTTGATGAAGAAGTATAAAGTCAAACATAACAAAAAATAATTCTTGACTTCTGGTTGTACTTTTGGTATAATATGTATGAAGTAGGCAGAATAGGTCTGCTTACGTTTAGGGTCGATACCGAAAGGGTCGGCATAGTATTAACGAAAGTGATATTAGGAGAATTAAAAATGACGATTGATATTAGTAAATTTTGGCTTGGCATGAACAATGAGTGGTTGTTACACAACACTGATACATCATATCCAAGATATAACATAGTCGAAAACGCCGAGAATGGCAACTATCGAATAGAGGTAGCAATTCCTGGCTGGAGCAAGAAAGAACTGGAGTTAGTTCAAGAAGAAAACGAACTACTCATCAAGGGGAAAAAAGAAAGAAAACTTGGGAGTGAAGAAAGATTCATTCACCAAGGACTCAGTCTTAAATCTTTCGAGAGAAAGTTTATTTTAAATGCGGATTTAAAAGTAGACAGTGTCGAACTAACGGACGGCTTACTAACAATCGCTTTGTCTAGGACTCCGAACTCAACTAGGAAGGTATTAGATATTAACTAACATCTTCTATTAGGAGATAAATATGAGATATGTTCTCAAATTAAGACAAAGCATAGTAAAACATAATAGGTTAGATTATTTTGGTAGAGCAGCAGAAATGTCAGCTTTAGTAGGAATAATGTTAGCTTGCATATTTGCAATGATGCCTATTATATAAGTATGCTATCAAGCTGAAGGAGTTATTATGGTAATAGTAAGTTCAGAAGCTTTGGATGTAATTAAAATGCGAATCGCCTCACACAAAGTGTGGGGTGTTCGTATCTTAACTAAACCTGCTGGTTGTAATGGCTGGACATGGGAACTTAATTATGAAGACAATCCTAGCTTTGGAGGAGACTCAATATACTACGATTGTATAGCAGTTGACCCTCAGACCTTAACAATGGTCGAAAGAATAGAAATAGATATGGAAGTACGAGGACTACAAGAACAGTTTGTATTCAATACTCCATTACAAAAAGCTCAATGCGGGTGTGGAGAAAGTTTTACACTATGAGATGCATTTTTAACAAGAGGAAATATATGAAGATATCAATAGAGGGCTTAGCCCTAATCAAAAAGTTCGAGGGACTTGAACTGGAAGCATACAGATGTGCTGCTGGTGTTCTAACAATTGGCTACGGTCATACGAAAGGAGTCACAGAAGGACAAAAAATAACAAAGGCAGAAGCAGATGAACTACTTGTACACGAGTTAGTCGAGTACGAAAAAGCTGTAAATGATGCCGTCACAATTTCAATAGATCAGTGCATGTTCGATGCATTGGTATCATGGACATACAATCTCGGTCCAAGCAATCTAAACGCAAGTACAATGCTGAAGGTTCTCAATGGTGGGGACTATGACGGAGTACCTGCACAAATTAAGAGATGGAACAAAGCAGGTGGTAAAGTACTTGACGGACTAATCCGTAGAAGAACTGCAGAAGCATTACTCTTTGAAGGACAAGACTGGAGTGAAATTTAAGTTTTCCGAAGAACTATTACTACAAGCTGCAGCACATGCACAGGAAAGAGGAATGACTCTTGATGAGTATATACAAGAAGCAGCAGAGTTAGCACAAAAACATGAATATGAACAAAATAACAAACAATCTGAAGAAGATTTGGACTAAGATACAACAATTTTGGTTCTGGTTTAAAAGCCTCTTTATTACTTATTATAGTCTCAAAGTGAGCTATAATGCTACGTGGGGAGATTCAGATGACCAAGAGTTTATAGTCAAGAAGTTCATTAAAAAGCAACCAAAGTTTATTTCTTTCATCACAGAAGAAGGTGAGTTAGTAGAAATTAGTGGTGCAGATGGACTCAATTATAGGATTCAACAATTATGAACCAACTTTATATAGGCGTTATATTAGTACTCGGATTCGGTAGTTATACACTCTACCAACAAAACCAAGTGCTACAAGCAAACAACGCAGCTCTGGAAGGAGCAGTTGCTACACAAGAAG